AGGAAGAGGCGGAAGAATGGGCTAAGCAGTACGACTTGGACCGCAGCACTGATCTTGCTGATCTTGTCCGGACGCTTAAGACAACCTGGAATAACAACATTGGCTACTCAGATGGCATCAGAGCCAGAGAGACAGACGGGATCACACCTGCTGCGGAAGTCGAGAAAGTGCTCGAGGTTCTGGGTGAGATCGTCACAGCGTCTCCGTCTGAAGTCTGGGCAGATGAGATCAGAACGGAACTCAAAGAAATTCACGAAGCGGCAGCAGCCGGAAGACAGGTCAGAAAAGGCAAGGGCACAGTTGATCCAACAAACGCACTGATCGACCTCTACTGTCAGCTCATCGATGAACACCGGTGCCGGAGTGCTATACACGAGGTCAACGTCCTGCGTTACTGGTGCTTCAGCGAGTTGAGCCTTGCGGAATTCCGGATGACAGACGGAACAGAGTATAACGGAGGGTCTAAACATGATTGATCAGATGGATTTACAGGAAGAGAAAATCATCTACGCTGACTCGTGTTTAAGAGCCTTCGGGTGGCACATTCGCGAGATGCAGCGGAGCGAAAAAGAGTATGCAGACCTGACATCGGAGCTCGAGGCGGCGCTGGTGTCTTCGCCCCGGATTAAGTCGACCGAGGAAGCAAAATATACTTCAAGTCCGGCATACAGCACCGGCGGTCTCGGAGAACGGATAATGGACATACTTGATGATCGAGAAGAAAGACAAAAGGATTATGACCACGCATTGAACGAGTTGCACCGCATCGGAGAATTCCTGAGAAGACTGTCACCGGAAGACGTGGAAATCATCTGGAGAAGATATGAATGGCGTCAAAGTCTGAGACAGATCAGCCGGGCGATGTATATGTCACATGAAGCGGTGCGGAAGAAATTGATGTCGGCACTGACAGAATGGGTCTGAGATGAGATAACTGAAGTCTGGTCAATGACTGCCGAGGGGACGGACGGGATCGGAAATGACGGAACGGACAGACGCGAGGCGGCGAATCCTAACATTATGTTAGGGTGAGCCGCTGAGCCGGTTCCGGTGTCGCCTATGGTGTTGCCTATTAAATATAATCCGCATTATAACGTTATAACTATTATATATAATCCGCACGCGCACGCGCACGCACACGCGGTCTAGACAGTCTAAAGACAGTCTAAAGACAGTCTAGTCTATGTCTAGTCTATGACTGCAGACATAAGACAAAGACTAAAAGACAAAGACAAAGTATATCCTTGTATACTAGGTAAGTTATAACTATAAAAGCAGGGCGGCGCCGGTTCCGGATCAGCCTGTCGCATCCTGGCAGTCATACAGACAGACAGTCAAGAGACAAAAAGTCAAAGACTTGCAAAAGTTGACATGTCAACCATATGCGCGATTTATTATTAAGATGCCAAGAAAGGCAAGAGGCGGGACAGCAGACGAGCTGAGCCGTGATCCTGTGCTGACTCACAGGGGAGCCGCGGTCGCTGTCATACCTAAGGCAATGAGCCTTGAACAATTTATCTTACAGCACGGGAGACCTTGAACGGGTCTCTTTTGCTTTTACAGTAACGCACCGTCCGGGACCTGGCTTATGGTTTTCACCGGGTCCCGGCTTTCCTCCACACTCGCAATCCTAACAAAATGTTAGGGTAACGGGCAGCGGAACATATACAGCAGCATCGGTCACATACCGGCAGTCATAGACAGAAAGACAACGAGACATGGCACAAGACTTCAGTAACAGCTTTTACCATTCAGCAGCCTGGAAGCGTGCACGCAAAGCCGCACTGCAGCGAGATCGCTATCTCTGTCAGGACTGTCTCAGACGCGGACTTATCACTCCGGCGGTCGAGGTCCATCACATAGTAGAGCTGACACCGGATAACATCAACGATCCACACATCACGACAGACCTGCGAAATTTAGTTTGTCTATGTCACGACTGTCACGGACGCAGACACAAACAAGACGATGAGCGGAAACGCTGGCGTATCGACGCAGAGGGACGGCTGATCCTGTGAGATATGCCCCCTTGTGCGTGATTATAGGGGCACCCCTTGGGTACCGAGCAGGGCAGATCAGCGTGCCGCTCTCACGTGTGCGTAGACCCCTACCACAAAAAGTAATACAGACTAAGACAGAAAGGAGACGACATGGCAAAAGTATTGACAGAACAGGCAGAAATAAAAAGACTTGCCAAGATTTACAAGAACATACCAAAGAATCAATACGCCGTCGTTCAAGGCTTGATCGCCGAAGCGGCGCGTCTCCGAGTCAGACTCAACATTCTCTGGGATGATCTCCAGAAAAATGGAGAAGTTGAAAAATTCACGCAAAGTGAAAAGACAGATCCTTACGAGCGGGAGCGTCCTGCATCGAGGATATACACAGCAACCAACAAAGCATATCAAAGCATCATCAAGCAGCTTACGGATCTTTGTCCGCCGGACGAACAGATTGACGAATTGAGTGAGTTCCTGAACAAATGAACAACTACATTCTGGAATATTGGCAGGGTATCCGTGACGGTTCCGAGATCGTCGGAAAATGGATTTATAAGCTCTATGAGAAAATCGTTCAGGGCATTGAATCCGGTGAATATATCTACTCGGCAAAAGAAGCCGGCAAAGCAATCAAATTCATCGAAAAGTTTGTGCGTCACAATAAAGGACCGTTAGCACCGGGACCATTGAAGCTACAGCTTTATCAGAAAGCGATGATTTCCTGTATTTTCGGTATTCTTGACCCTGAGACAGGTGCTAGGATGTTCCGGGAAATCTTCATCGTTCTCGGCAGAAAAATGGGAAAAAGTTTGCTTTCGTCAGGCATTATTTCTTACGAGAGCTTCGTTGATGGCGAGTTCGGATCAGAAGTGTATTGTATCGCTCCAAAATTGGATCAGTCAGACCTAGTCTTTTCGGCTTTCGAGTTCACGGTAAACAGCAACCCGGCACTCGCAGCCATTACAAAAAAACGGAAGACAGACCTTTTTATCGCTAAGACAAATACCACGATAAAGAAGGTTGCTTTCAACGAGAAGAAGGCGGATGGATACTCGCCGCAGTTATCGGTCATGGACGAAATGTCATCCTGGCCCGCTGCAAAAGGGCAAAAGCAATATGAAGTCATGGTCTCCGGTACCGGTGCCAGACGTCAGCCTTTGACAATCGCAATCAGTTCCGGCGGTTACGTAAACGAAGGTCCGTATGATGAGCTCATGAAGCGAAGCACGGCGTTCCTACTTGGCGGATCCTCTGAGAAGAGACTTCTGCCTTTTTTGTATATGATCGACGATGTCGACAAATGGGATGACATAAACGAATTAAAAAAGAGCTTGCCTGGTCTCGGCGTTTCTGTATCAGTGAATTACATCCTGGACCAAATTGACATCGCCCGGGGTTCGTTAAGCAAGAAGGTCGAGTTTCTCACGAAATTCTGCAACATCAAACAGTCATCGAGTCTGGCTTGGCTTCCAGCCGAAGCGGTACAGCGGATGTCTGGTGATCACTTAGACGTCGAACAATTCCGTGGCTCCTACTGTGTCGCGGGACTCGATCTTTCTCAGACAACCGATCTGACCTGTGCGCTGGTTTGTATCCAGAAGCACGGGGAGTTATATGTCATTGCGCACTTCTGGTTACCTGGTGAGAAGATCGCTGAAGCCGAAGCGCGTGACGGACTCCCTTATTCGCAATATATCCAGCGGGGTATTTTAAGCCCGTCAGGAGACAACTTTGTGAATTACAAGGACTGTCTCCGCTGGTTCACGGATCTTGTTGAGAAATATGAAATCTTACCGTTACAGGTCGGATACGACAGATATTCCGCACAGTACTTGATCCAAGAGCTCCAGCAGTACGGATTTCACTGTGACGACGTCTTCCAAGGCGAGAACCTGACTTCTACAATCCTGGAGACTGAAGGCCTGATCCGAGACGGAAAGATCCACATCGGAGACAACGACCTCTTGAAGGTTCATCTGTTAGACTCTGCCGTTAAGATCAACGCGGAGAACAACCGCAGACGCCTTATCAAGATGAGAGCTGCCGCCCATATTGACGGAACCGCCGCACTCCTCGACAGCATGTGTGTCCGTCAGAAATGGTGGGATGGGATCAAATATCAGCTTGAGAACGAATCCTAACAAAATGTTAGGGTAACAAAAAAACAGGAGGACATATTATGTTCCGTTGTTATCACTGCAGATCAAAGACTGTCCTCTGGGACAATGACTTTAGCTTTGAGGACTGCTGCTATGACGGCGCCGGTCTTGTGCAGTTTTTCCACTGCGAGACATGCGGTGCGATATACGAAGTCAGGCTTGCATATGACGAACCTGAAGAAACAGTAACGCCGGAAGGGAGGGAATGACGGGATGGGACTTTTCGATATTTTCTTTAAGAACAAAGAGCCGAAGGGAAACGGATCATCTTTCGAGATGTTCACGGCTTACAGCCCGAGCTTCCGGACCTGGAGAGGACAGCTCTATGAGTCTGAGCTCATCCGGGCAGCTATAGACGCGAAAGCAAGACACGTCAGCAAGCTCTCAGTCAGAATAGACGGATCGGCAAAGCCGGCACTCCAGACACAACTCCGCAAGAGACCGAATAAATACACGACATGGAGCCAGTTTTTCTACAGACTCTCGACAATCTTAGACGTCAAGAACACAGCTTTCGTCGTCAAAGTGTATAACGATTTTCTGGAGCCGGTCGGCATTGCGGCGATTTATCCGACACGGTACGAACTTGTTGAATATGACGGTGAGCCTTGGCTCCGTTTTTATTTTCCGGACGGTAAACAGGCAGCGGAGAGACTTGTCGACGTCGGAATTATTACGAAGTATCAACTCCGGTCAGATTTCTTCGGTGAAACAAATAACGCCTTAGACGGAACAATGTCACTCATCGACATCCAGCAGCAGGCGATCCGGGAAGCGGCGAAGAATTCACAGACATTCCGCTACATTGCCCGCGTCAATAATTTCAGCAAAAGTGACGATCTGAAAAAGGAACAGCAGCGTTTTACGGAAACGAACTTGCGCGAAGGATCCGGCGGCGGATTACTCTTGTTTCCGAACACGTACAGCGACATTAAGCAAGTTGACATGACGGGCTTTCAGACTAACCCGGAAGAAGAAAAACTCATTCAGGAAAACGTGTTCAATTACTTTGGTGTTAATTCTGACGTGCTCCAGAATGCCGCAATTGGCGACAAGATGGACGCGTTTTTCAATGGCAGCATTGAGCCCTTCGCGATCCAGGTATCAGACGTGTTGACACAGATGCTTTTTACAGATGCAGAACAGGGACATGGCTCCAGAGTGATAGTGACAGCAGACCGGCTGCAGTATATGTCTGTCAGCGCAAAAGTTAGCATGGCGCAGCAGCTTGGAGACCGCGGAGCGCTGACAATTGACGAAATCAGAGCTCTGTTTAATTACGGTCCACTGCCTGACGGACGCGGCGAACACGCTCCAATCCGTGGCGAATACTATTATGCCGGCGAGGACGTTGAACCGGAACCGGACGACACAGAACCGAAAGGAGACGAAACAGAGGATACAGATGAAACAGGAAATTAGTGTTGAAAATTACACTGTTTACAGGCATGTCTTCCCAAACGGCAAATCATATATAGGAATTACAGGAAATAAGCCGGAGATGCGATGGAATTGTGGAAGTGGATATTACAAAAATCAATACATGCACGCTGCAATAAAAAAATATGGATGGAAGAATGTAAAACATCAAATATGGTTCATTGGACTGTCCAAAAAAGAAGCCGAACGAATTGAAAGAAAAATGATTGCGTTATTCAAATCCAATAATCGAGACTACGGTTACAACATTACAAGCGGAGGCGAATGTATTGGAAAGCACTCTGAAGAATCTAAAGCAAAAATGCGTGAAAAACTGAAAGGCAGACCTTCGTGTAGAAAAGGCAAACATCTCACTGAAGAAACCAAGCGCAAAATATCTGAGGCTCATAAAGGGATGCGTTATAACATCGGAGTTCCGTTTACCGAAGAACGCAAAAGGCATTTAAGAGAGCATCATGCCGACTACAGAGGAGAGAAAAATCCGGCATACGGAAGAAAATGGACACCTGAAGAAATTGCAATAAGACAATCTCATCGAGTTTACAAGACCGGTGGAGATCATCCAGGAGCAAAAAAGATCTGTCAGTATACAAAAGACGGGCAACTGGTAAGAATATGGGGAAGTATCTCCGAGGCAGCGAAAGAATACACTAGAGTGTGCATCAAAAACTGTTTAAGGGGAAAACAAAAACAGCATAAAGGTTACATATGGAAATATTACGAGGAGTCTAAAGATGAAAGAGAATAGAACATATAGAGAAGCTAACCTGAACATCGTTAAACGAGAGGCCCAAGGAGAGGGCTTTTTTGTTGAAGGATACGCTTCGACTTTTAAACCGTATGTGTTATTTAACGACGGTGAAATCGAATACAAAGAGGTAATTGACAGACATGCATTTGATGAAACTGACATGAGCGATGTTGTATTCCGTGTGGATCATGAAGGTCCGGTATACGCGCGCACATCGAACGGTCTGATCGAACTGTCTGTTGATGATATCGGTTTATTTAACCGAATTAATCTTGGCGAGACCGAAAAAGCAAGAGAACTGTTCAGGGATATTGAGGTTGGGAATTATCCGAAGATGTCTTTTGCTTTTACGGTAAAAGAAGATGCTTACGACCGGCACACTCACACAAGAACAATTCTTAAAATTGACAAGCTGTTTGACGTGTCGGCAGTTAGCTTTCCGGCCAACCCGGATACTCGCCTTGATGTTTCCACGCGTGACTTCCTCAACGGAGTGATTGAGGCGGAAAAAGCGGAGCGACTGGAACGCGTGCGGAAAGAACAGGCAAGAAAACGCCTGGCATTGAGACTCAAACTGAGTCAGGGAGATTGAAATGGAAATTAAAGACATGACATTTGAAGACATCGAAGCCCGCAAGGCTGAGATCCGGTCTCTTGTCGAAAGTGCTGAAGACTGTGACGTTGAGGCTCTTTCCGCAGAGGTCGACGAGCTCGAGGCACGCGCTGCAGAGCTCAAAGAAAACGCCGAGGCACGCAAGGGCATTGCATCCCGCGTCGCTGCAGGTGCAGGCATTGTCATCACAGACAGTAAGACAGAGGAGGTTAGAGAAATGCCTACAATTTATGAAGAATTCAGAGATGCTAAAAAGATGAATCTCGAAATGCGTTCCGTCCTGGTATCCAGCGGAAAGCTCGCAACACCGACAGCAGTATCCGAAGAAATCGCAGGTCTGCCGGAAGTAATCAGCTCCATTGTTGATGACGTTGAAGTCATTGATGCTACAGGTACCGGCGCATGGGAGTTCCCTTACAAAAAGACTGGCGCTGTTGCCGCTAACGTCACTGAAGGTCAGGCTATCGCCGGAACCGCTTCCACTTATGACAAGGTCACTGTGAATCCTTCCGTTTGGGGCGTGCTCGACGAGGTATCCAATCAGGTCGCCAAGATGACACCTGTCAACTACTTCCAGGCTGTACGTGACTCCGCATATCTCGCACTCCGCAAAGAGGCAAAGAACAAGATCACTGCGGCAATTCTCGCATCTAACATTGCTGAAACACGCAATAGCATTGCACTTGATCAGAACTACGTTCGTGACATCGTTCTCGGCTTTGACGCTGACGAATCCGTTGCATCCGGTACTAAGCTTTACATCAATAAGCATGACCTCGCTGTACTCGGTAAGGTCCGCGGTACCGGTGAAAAGAAGCCTGTCTTCGAAATCACTTTCACAGATGAGAACAACGGACAGATCAAGGATGGCGGAACTGTTGTAAACTTCAGCATTAACTCCAGCCTTGAGAACGGCGTTCAGCTCTATGGTCAGCCGAAGACAGTCAAGCTCCTGCTCTGGGATAACTACGAGGTTTCCACAGATGACGGCGGCGATTACTTCAAGCGCAACATGCTCGGTGTCCGCGGCTTGCAGACCGCCGGTTCTGATCTCTGTGCTTATCATGGCATGCAGATCATCAAGCAGGCTGCGGCTTAATCACACAACACACGGGGAGGCGTCAGACAACGGCGTCTCTCCATTTTTTCAACCCTAACAAAATGTTAGGATACGCACTTTGGAGGTATGCAGTATGACAGATCTTGAAACAGTAAAACTGGCAATGCGGATCAAAACCGATGCATTCGATGACGAACTTTCCGAGCTCATCCAAGCTGCATACATTGATCTTGGTATCGCAGATGTCGTGACGGCTACAGCCGCGCAGCATGATCCAATTATCAGTCTTGCGGTAAAACTCTTCTGCCGTATGCACTTCGGCCAGGTCGATGATTTTGACCGTCTTAAACGCGCATATGACGAGCTTAAAGCGCAGCTGAGCATGTCTTCCGCCTACACGGATTATTCGATGCTGGAGGGCTCAAATAATGGACAGAAGTGACGTTATTACCTTGATCGGCTACACGCACACACAAGACGCTTATGGCGTCCAGAAACGCGAGGAAACGAGCCGCGAGGTCTTCTGTCAGGTGCAGAGTGTATCCCGCCAGGAGTTCTTTTCTGCGGCGTCTCAGGGCATGCGTCCGGCACTGGTTTTCGTGATGTTTGAACCGGATTATCACGGCGAAGAAATCGTTGATTATAACGGCGTCAGATACACGATATACAGGTCCTACGTGAGACGTGACGACTTCATTGAGCTCTACGCCGAGAAACGTCAGGGGAATACGAAGTCGGAGGACTAACGATGGCGAAAACACATTACACGATATCGCCCGACCAGCTCTCTGACACAATCCTGGAAATTCTCAAAGACTATGGCGACGAAGCGTTGGAAGTCCAGCAGCGTGTGGCAGAAGAAGTCGCAAACGAAGGCGCAGATGAATTGATCAGCACAAAGGCGACACCGAACGATCGCAAGTATCACCGCGGCTGGAACGTCACCGTGAAAAAGGCCAGATTAGGCGTCACGGCAACGATCCATAACAAAAAGTATTACCGCATCACGCACCTTCTCGAAAAAGGACATGTTCTCAGACGCGGAGGCAGACAGATTGGTGAGGTTCAAGCATTCGAGCATATTTCGCCGGTCGAGAAAAAGGTTGTCAAAGAGTATGAAGACAGACTCAAGGAGGAATTGGAGAAAACGAAATGAATTACAGTGAAATCTTTACAATTCTTTCTGAGACCGGACTGCCTGTCACATATGATCATTGGGAAGAGGGCGATGTCCCGGATCTTCCGTATCTGGTGTTCCGGTTTCCGTCTGAAGAGAACTTTCCGGCGGATGACTGTGCCTGGGTGATGGTTGCAGACTTAGACATCGAACTCTACTGCGACAACAAGAATTTCGAGACTGAGGCGGCTGTAGAGGCCGTTTTTAAGTCTCACGGAATGATTTATGACAAATCCGAACGTTATATAAGCTCGGAGAGACTTTACGAAACCCTTTACGAAATGGAGGTAATTATCGATGGGTAAGATCAGATACGGCGTTAAAAACGTCTATTATGCGCCAATTAGCGCTGTCACCGCTTCCGGCTATACATACGGCAGCCCGGTCGCACTGAAGGGTGCACGTGCTCTGTCTCTCGAGGCACAGGGCGAATCCAGCGAGGAATATTTTGACGATATCCTGTGGTTTAAGGCAGACTCAAACAGCGGCTATTCCGGAACACTTGAACTCGCTTATCTTCCGGACTCTTTTTATGAGGACATTTTGCAGGAAACCAAGGATAAAAACGGCGTCTATTTTGAATCCTCGAACGTCACACCGGTAGAATTTGCGCTCTTGTTCGAGTTCAGCTTTGCGGGCGCTCCTGGCGCAACGGGTGCCAGAAACTGTCTGTATCGCTGCACTGCATCCAGACCGGCGATCACACACAATACGAAGACAAAAAGCATCGCAGCTGACACGGTAACTGTGAATATTACTTCGATGCCGCGTGAGACTGATGCACTTGTAAAGAGCCGTGTTGACTCTGACAGCGCTGCTTATGACACATTCTTTAATGCAGTCTACGAGAAGACAACTTCAGGCGAATAATCTATGCAGAAGATCATTAACATCGACGGAAAGGACGTCCCGTTTAAAGCCACAGCATCGACAACTCGGAGATACCGGCAGCGGTTCCAGAGGGACTTGCTCGTTGACATTCAGAGCCTCCTGACGGCGTCTAAGGAAGGTGTCACGCTTACTGCGGATGCACTTGAGGCGTTTGAAGGCATGGCTTTCACGATGGCTAAACAGGCAGATCCCGGCATTCCGGACGATCCGGATGACTGGCTGGATCAGTTTGACATGTTTTCTATCTATGAAGTACTCCCGCAGCTGCTTGAGCTCTGGGGCGAGAACTATGTGACCACAAGCGACAGTAAAAAAAAGACAATCGCGCAAGTGAACGGCCTTTAACAACGGGTCTTTTTCTTCTCCGGTGCACTCAGCTCGGACTCAGCATGCAGGATCTTGAAGACCTCGATATGGGTATGGTCTTGGACATGCTGACAGAGCAGGCGAACGACAGCGAAGAATGGGACCAGATCGCGACTGAGGACGATTACAAAAACTTTTAATCCTAACATTTTGTTAGGGTAACACCTTGGCGGCCAGGTATACGACCGCCCTTTTTATCATACGGTCCGGGCAACTCCCGGCAATCATGACCATAAGACAAAGACAAAAACTATGACAAAGAAAAAGACACAATACAATCTGTGCTCGAAAAAACCAGGCGAGAAGGTCTGGCACTGGGACGCTATCACTTTTCATCGTGATGAAGCTTATCGTGAAAGTCACCGCGCCTTTTTAAGTCTGAAAGGTCTGATTTACATGGTAGAGGAAGTTACCGAAGAGGGCACAATAGAAACCATTTTCGAACCAGATCCAGAGCTTATAAGGCGCTACAGAGACTATTTCATCCCCGAAGACTTTTGGTCAGTCCCGACATCAGAGCGCGACACCTGGCTGGATGACTGGAAGAGATCCGGCGGCGGAGTAATTCATGACTAGGAAAGGAGGCAGACATGGCTGATCGTATCAAAGGAATCACAATCGAATTGAACGGCTCAACGCAGAAGCTCCAAGACTCTCTTTCTGACGTCAACAGCAAGATCAAAGACACTCAGGCAAACTTAAAAGACGTTAATAAGCTGTTGAAACTCGATCCCTCTAACACGGAATTACTCAAACAGAAACAGGCACTCCTGAAAGACGCAGTCAAAGAGACTAAGGACAAACTCGACCAGGAAAAAGAAGCTCTCAAAGCCCTGGAATCCGCCGGAAACAGTGACGCTACACAGGAGGCTCAGCAGAAGCTCAGACGTGAGATCGAAGACACAACGCTCAGCCTGAAAGAGTATCAGAAGGAGCTGTCCGCAGCGAATCCGACTCTGAATCAGATCCACGAGATCAGCGGCCAGGTCTCAGAAAAAACCAAGGGTCTGTCTATGGCTGCCGCAGGCGGTGCTGCCGGTATGCTCGGAATGGCAGTCCAGGCCGGTAAGACAGCAGATGACCTGAACACTTTAAGTAAACAGTACGGCGTTTCTACAGCAGAGATCCAGAAAATGAACTATGCCCAGGATCTGATCGATGTCAGCACTCAGGACATGC